CGCACCATCCTAAAAGCGTAGCCCCAGTCATCAAAGGTACCCTCATCGATCGGCTCGATCAGCTCGTGAAACTCTGCAGCAAAGGCGGCCAAGAGTGGGCCCACACTCTCAGCGCACCTAAGCTTACGATCCGTACCCTTTACAGGGTAGGACTTTATCTTTATCTCGTCCGGATCTTTAGACGCCGGATAGCCGTTATAGCTTGTAAGACTCATCCCAGTAATAAAGCCGCTTCATCGGCTGTAATGCCTAAACGCTCAAGTAGGGCTTCTTTAGCAGTTGCTTTATCTTTTGCTTCTTGGATCTTTAAAGACTCAGCTAAATCAGATGCTTCCTTTTCGGCAATCTCTTTAGCAGTTAGTTTAATTTCTTTAATTTCGCCGGTTTCTAAGTTATGGTCAATTCTAAACATTACTTTAATCCTCTCAAAATATAAGTGCCGCCGCTAAATGTTCCAGACGCTGAAATGATATTTATTTGATTTACCGCTGCGTTTAGTCCGTGATTTGCTAGAGCAGCGCTACCAGTAAAACGAGTTGTGCCGTTATCGTAAAGATAATTAATATCAGCGTGCGCCAAGCAGACCTGAGCGGCAACTGAATAATCAAAAATAGTTAAAATCAAGCGATTGGCTGTTGAGGTTTCATCCCAAGATGAATTAGGTGAAAAGCCCCAAGCTGAATCACTAGCATTGCCATTATTACCAGCAGTACCATTTTGATGAAAATACAAACTATTACCGTAATTTGATGTAACGCCATTTACTGTAAGTGATATGGCTGACGTTACTGAAGAAGTCATATTGTATATATCTAATTGGAGATTAGTATAAGTGCTAGGGATCGAACTTAGCGAAACAGAAGAACCGCTTAAACTTCCTGTTGCAATAGTTGTAAATCCGCCAGAAGAAACAGTAGACCAAGCTAAACCAGTTGCAGCAGTTGAGTCAGCGGTTAGAACCTGACCGTTAGTGCCTACGGCTAAGCGCGCAGGTGTATCGGCCGCTGTTGCCCCAATTAAATCGCCTTTAGCGTCTACTATCGTATTTTGTATTGCATTAGAATCATCACTTGTAACCCAAGTAAAATCCATATCGGTACCTGAGGTTTTACTAAGTACCTGCCCTGTAGTGCCACCTTTAAGATCGACCAGTGAGGCATCGATAGAGTCTCCTAGAGCCTCGATAGCTGTAGCGCCATCTTTTACGAGGTCGGTCGAGGTAGGTACGGGCCAGTTAAAGTTAGGCGTTACTGTTGCCATTAAGTTAAACCTCCAAAAGCGTTTTGCCAGATAAGAGTAGCATTTACCCCAGTCCATATAAGGGATGGTGGGGTAACTGTTGCCCACTGTGGCGCGACCAGTGAGAAATCTGTAGGGCTTAGAGTAAGGGTTAGGTCTACATAACCAGGAGTGGCCTTAATGGCAAACCCCTCGACAAAGCCATTAAAAGAGCCATTAAACATATTAATAGGTAGGTTATTAATTATTACAGGCTCGCCAAAAAATACGTCTATAAGCTTGTTTCGCTCGGTATCTGGCATTTCGGGATTATCAAGTCTAAAGGTAATGCTCTGTAGCTGCTCTCGAGGTATCGCTCTAAGGCTTAGCTCACGAGTCATAAGGCTATTTACATCGGCTAGGTTATGGAGGTTAGTAGTAACGCTAAGCTGATAGCGGCCATAATTAGCGATCGAGTCAGCATCGAGGGCCGTAGCTTGGTTATTGTAATTAGGCCCATAATTAAATACTAAAGAGTTACGGATCTTGCCTATTTGTAAGATGGTTTTAACTGTAGAGGGTACAGCGTAATTAGCCGATAAAGTCTTATATCCGTTAGTGGATAGATACTGCGTACGGTGGTCAGTATCGGCATAACATACTCGCCCGGCTTTGTCCTCGTATATCGCCCCTTGTGCGCTTTGTGCGATCTGAGCGCATAAGTTATAGCTGCTAGTAGGTTCAGCTCCTCGAGCGATCATCTCGTAAAGGCCCGGCTGATCGATCTCGCCTAGGCCTACGTTTTCGGCATTGGCCCAAGTAGTCGTAGGGTCGTAATCGATCCACTCGAGCGCCGGTGCTACCTCAAACCACGAGTTAATAAGCAGCTCGTTAAGTACGTCGTAAATCTGTGTACCGTCGTAATCCTTAGCCAAGGCATCGGGAAATAAAGCCTTTGTAAGCTTGGATAGAGATCCGACGGCTAATATATTACCGATCGTTATAAACCCGGTTTCCTCAGGCGAGCGTACAGAGATACCAAAATCCGATACTTGGCCGCCAAACATAGGCACGTATACGCCCGAGCTATTCTTAAGCTCTAGTACTAAAGCATCGGTTACGTCAATATCAAAAGCAGAGTTATCTAGGTTTACGATCTCCATACGAGCGTAGCCTGCGTTGCATTGTAAATCTACATCATCTCGACCAGTGGCCATATTTACCGCTAGTACGTTATCGTAAACTGTAGTGCCTACCGTGATCCTCCACTCCGGCAGCCAATTACTCATAGTACCTACCTGAGCCTCGGTTTACTGAGGTGCCTCTATAAGTAGACTGATTAAGTACATCCTCTACAGCTCTAGCTATAGCCTCAGGATCACCGATACCGGCATTAATAGTTACATTTGTGCCGCTGTTGCCAAAACCGCTAGCCGCCTCAGCTCGTCTAATAGCGGTCTCTTGAGTAAGGGCTGAGGTATAAGGTGTCTCGATAAGAGTAGGAGCAAAAGGCCCCATAGTGGTAGACGGTGGCGCAGTGAGGTAAGGCTTAAAGTTAGGTATAAACTCTTTAGGAGCACTAGATCCGATACCACCTAAAGCCGCTGCATATTCTTTAAGAGATTTTAGGCGAGCATCATCAGCCAAGGCTTGAGCCTTAGCTACTCGATCGATCATAGAAAGCTCGGCAGACTCAAGTAATAGACTATTTGTTTTAGCTGCGTTATAGGTATTACTGAGAGAGGCTAGTCGAGCGATCTCGGTTAGTTGGATCTGTACGCGCTCGCTGTAAGCCTCTTTAGCCATTAGGGTACCGGCAGCCGTTATAGCAGCGTTATATTTCTTAAACGCCTCCTCACGTGCTAGCTCCTTATTACCCTCGGCCATTTTGCTATCGTTGATAACTTTAAGCTCTGTAAGCAGCTGAGTATTTAAGGCTTGGAGAGTAGCGCTACTAATTTCGGTAACACCGGCTAAGCGCTGTAGGTCTGCGTTTTTCTGCAGCTTGGCTAGCTCGCTAATTTTCTTTAGAGCTTCATCGCCTTTATCCTCCTCGATAAGCATAAGAGCTTCGAGGCGTAGCTTTGTCTCTTTGTCGTAGGTAGCCTGTAGAGCTGCAGCTATGGAAATCCGGGTACTATCAAAAGCGGCGGCAGCCTTAGATAGAGATATCTTATTTTTTTCTGCTTGAGCCGCTTTAGCTCTTTCAGCTGCTAGGCGCTTTTGGTTCGCTAATTCTTTTTTAAGAGCCTCTGCTCTTTGTTTAGATAACTTAGCCTCGGCTACAGAGTCTTGACCACCGGCAAAAAACCGCCGGGCTCGAGGTTTAGGCTGATCCATAAAGCCGGCAGGGTTACCCTCGACAATTAAATCTACGAAAGGCTGTGTAACTTTAATAAACTTTTCTAGGCCCGAGGCGATAGGGCCAAAAGTATCAGCTACACCTCGACCAAACTTACCTAGATTAACTAGGGCCTCTGACGTGTTAGTAGCTAGCTCGGCCATAGTATCGGCTAACTCTGTAACCGTAGTATCTCCGGACAAAATCATAAGAGCATCGACTAAGCCAGTACCTATAATCTCCTGAGCATTATCGGCGGCCTCGCCTAATACGCGCATTTTGCCGCTATATGTGCCTAACTCGGCCTCGGCTGAGCCCTTAAAAGTAGCTGTTAATAGAGCTACGGCATCCTCAAACTTTAGAGTCTTAAGCTCTGACTGTGTAAGGCCTAAGTTATATTTTCTTAAGCCTTTAGTGTTACCTACGTAAGCCGCTGCGAGATCCTGATTAACGGTTAAAAGATCCTGACCCGATCCGGCTGATACCGATAAGGATAGGTTTAGTAGCTCTGTAGCTTTAGCCGCTGAGGCGGTAACGCCTATTAACTTTTGGAAAGCCTCGCGTAGTACCTCGCCTTGATAGCCAAACTTTTTGGAAATATCATCAAGGTTACGCTCGATCTGAGGTACCTCAAAAGCAAGCCCAAGGTTTTTAACTACTTGGGTAAGGCGTATAGCGGATTTCTCATTTTCTGCAAAAGCCTTAACCGCATTTTTGCCATAGTTTGCTAGAGCTGCAGCGCCAAAAGTTATACCAAAAGTCTTGGCTAGATTTTTTACGGTTTTCTCAAAGCCCGATATTTGCTTTTGGCCTTTACCGAGGGCTTTACCGTCAAAGGTAGTTACAGCGCTTACGACTAAGCTAGGTATATTTAGCGCCATTATGCGGCCTTACTGTAACGGCCTTGATTAAAGGCAGCTACTGTTTTCTCGATAGCACGTATAACGGCAGCTTGAGCTTTACCCTGATCCTCGGCCCAAGCTCTAAAGATCATACGGCCGCGCTCCTCGCGCTTATCGCCATATAAAGGGCCCATACGGCTAATAAAGTGAGCGCCTGCTCCTGGGTTATTCGACTTACTCGCAGAGGATCCGCCCGGGTTAGCTCGTCCGGCAGTCTCGTAAATAGCACCGGCGGCAGACTTATTAGCTACATAGTAAAGAGCTCGCCATCCGTTTTTATTACGTGAGCCTGCAGGTTGCGCGTAGTAAATACCTTTTTTAACCGTCTCATAGTCATAAAGCGGAAAGAGGCGTAGACGGCCCTCAGTGTTAAAAGTTCTAAAAGCCGAGTTTTTGGCAGTAATAGTTTTACCTGTGGTGTTCTCGTTCCACGCGTAAAGGTTATCCGGCTGAGGTGATGGAGCATACCCTCGAGCCTTATCTCGGATAGGGATCATTACGGCCTTAATCTCTTTATTCATCTCTTTAAGTAATTCAGGATCCACCTTACGGATAGCTTTGAGAGTAGTTTTAACGCCTCTTACTTCTATTGGCATATCTTTCGGCCTCCTTAGCTTGATCGTTTAATACTTGTATGAGCATTTTGTACATCTCTGTGTCGAGATCGAGGACTGACTGAGGCGAGATCCCTAACCTAACGGATAGCTGCGCTACCTGATAAGTAAGGGAGTCTCGCCCTAGCCTAAAGGTTCATCGTCTAAAACCTCGACCTTTACTAAATCATCGAGAAACTCGGCTCCAAAAGGTTTTACTACTACCCCACTAGCGCGTAGGCACTCGTGAGCTAACCAGTAAACATCGGACTGCTTCTCGTCATCTCTAAAGGCTTTGTGGAAACCTTTTTTTGCGTAGAGCTCAAAGGCATACTCGATACGAGGGGTAATCTGATGCTCAGTTACCTCGCCGTTAGCCCTTGTTATTTTGAGTCGTGCCATTTGTTGCCCCTTTGTTAGTTGGTTATGGTGTGATGTCTGGAGTAATTGGAGAGTTACAAGTAAACGTAATGCTCTGTGTAGAGATGTCTCCGACTGCGCCGTTAATATCTGTAGTGTTATTTACTAGCACTGTAGTCTGATATTCAGGGTTAGTAGCTGATACGACCGCGTTAGTCTGCTTAAGTGTTAGCGGCACTGTAGTACCCCACGCACCTTGGAGAGTCTGTAGTACCTCGCTTGTAGCAGTATCGTTTAGGAAATCGAGAGTAATCGTAGATGTCTCGAGGCCCTTAGCGTAGCGTCTTGAGGTATCCCCCCTCGCTGTAACTTCGAGCTCCTCAAATACGCGGTTAATAG